TATTTTATCATAATTATATTTAATTACAAGTACCTCCATGTACCGTAGTCTGTACCTGAAGCTAATTCCATGCTTGCTACATATCTACGTTCTCCACTGTGAGATACATAAGATATCCACTCATAACCATTAGCATAACAATATTCAGTATAATTAAACTCTTCATTTTCATCATAGCTCGCTACAACTTCAGCATCTAATGATGGAGCTGAGCGAACATTTAAATTTGGTACTTTAACAGTAAATGCTCTTGGTCTATCTAGAGACTGTAAATCTGTAGTAACAGGGTTGTTTGCTGGGGTATCGTCTACAGGGTAATAGAACCATCCTACAATACCTTCAAAATCTCTTGATATATATCTTGCAGGCCCACCTACATATAAGCTATCCCAGTTGCCATCAACATTTTGCTCAATAGTTTTCATTGAATATCCGTCTGAATCTTCAATAACAAGTCCTGTATGTCCATATGAATGTCCTGCTGTATAAGTTGTGTCCATCACAAATACCGCCCCAGCTTTTGGTTTACTGTTAAGATCCCCTACAGCGTTATACTCAACTCTATATCCTAATGCTGCTGCACTGTTAAGCAAGTCTATTGCATTACCCCAAAGAGTTTTACCAAAGAAATATGAACTTAAGTAGTTTGGTAGGTCTACGCATTGAGTTCCATATGCTCCGTCTTGGTCAACACCTATTCCTAAATTTGCTATACGTCTTGCTTCGTTTACTAAATCTGTTGTTCTAACCATTATTCTTTTTCCTCCTAAATTTGAATAAAATAACAAGACTATTACTAGTCTTGTTTTGGTTTATCGTATGTCAAGGCTTGTTCGCTATCAGAAAAGCCTTTTGTTGTTGGGTCGTTGACTATTCCTAGTAGACCTAACATTAAAAATACTGTGTCAACAATTCCGTTAATGTTATTGTTGAACATTTCAGTATTTAGATTATATCCTAGCAACATTGCAACTTGTTTGACAAGTAATAGTAATGCTGCAATAAAAGCTATTACAAAGCGTTTATTCTTAAATCTAACTTTCCAATTTATCATAGTTTTCACCTCCTTTCTAGTTTGCCGGCCATACGTCGCTCGTTAAATATGAGATTGAACTCACTCGGATATCGCCAATATCTCGGTCTGTTGGTACTGGGTCAGTAAACTGGAAACGCAACATGTTACCATCTCCATTTCCCCCTAAATACCATGTTCCATAAGAAACGCCTTTATCATTATATATATTACCAATAAGTGAAGCTTCGGCTCTATATCCTATTGGAATCCCACCATTTTGAATAATATAACAATTTCGTTCTCTATCAGAGCCTTGTAAAACATATCCGGCTCCACCTCTTCTAACGATACCAAACCAACCCCATGAAAGCCCGCCAAATTGATAAGATACTACATTATTTACACGTCTTATTTTGACAAATGAATTTCCTAGTTTTGATGCAGATGGAAGTACTTTCCACCCTGTATCACCAATTAAAACCTCCCAACCAGTGTTACCTGTTCCGCTTTTCTTAATCCATTTCAAAGCACCGTTTGTAACAGCTTCATCTACATATGTTGTACCTACTGGAGCTGTAACAGTACCATTCGGCATCCCTCGACCGTGAATTTCCCACTGTTTCGCTTCTAGTACTTTTAATCGTTTATCAAGTTCAGTTGTGTTGCCTGTGTTTCCGTTGTTGGTTGGTAAATATCTATTAATTGTTTTATTTGTGATTAATTCAATATTATCACTATCTCCAAATTCATAATCAGGAGTATATCCTTCTGGAATTGCTTTAGCTAACGTATATAAAGCTAAATCTAATTCAGTGAAAGTAAAATGACCTCTGTAAATTTTACGTTCATTAGCATTAACGAATACTCTCCCGTATAATGTATCATCACTTTTACTTCCTTTTACTATTTGTGAATATTCACGAGCGTTGTTAAATCCTGTAAAGTAAAAGGGAGAATCTGCTTTATTTAATTTAAAACTTATCTCTCCTTGTAAGTTTTCTATTTGTTTTTTAGTTGCAAAATCATTAGTGTCATCATTCCCACTAGATTTTATATACTCTTGATAATTTCTATTTGTTAGAATATCAACACGTTGATTTTCATCTTTATAATTATAATTATCCGGAAATACTTTAGCTAATGTATACATCATATCTTTAAAGTTTGTAAAACCATTTTTGCGGTATACTTTAGTTTCCGTTGCGTTTTTGTAGATATCTCCTATATATGTTTCTTTAACATCTTCGCTAAGCCCCGTTGTGACTTCATTGAAATATTCTTCAACGCCTTTTTCGTTTGTTGAACTTCCCAAAACTCCACGGGTTGCACTTACAAACGTATCTAAATCAACATATTTTTCTTGACCTTCTTCATTTAAGAAAGCTTTTCTAAGTTGTTCTTTAGTGACAAGGTTGTCAACTGTTGGTTGACTGTTCCTAAGTTCGTCTAACTGTTCTTTAGTTGCAAGTCCCGAAATATCTTGGTGTTGTGTCAAATAATGCTTGTCTTCTAACTGTGTAGTCGTTACAAAATTACTAGTATCGATATTAGCTGATACTGGTCTGTCTTCAAGTTCTTTAAGTTTTCGCTTAATTTCAGAGTCATCATAGCTTGATGTCACTGGTCTATTTTCTAACTGTGTAACCTTAGCAGCAACATTATCAACAGTTTCTTTTGTAGCTAACTTACTTATATCCTGGTGTTCAGTTAAATAACCCTTATCATTCAGTTGAGTTTCTGTCACATATCCAGCTAATGATTGATGTTCAGTTAAATAATTCTTTTTCTCAACTTCTTCTACTGCCTTTCTTACAACAGTTTCACTGTTTGGTATTTCTGTTTTTAAAGCATAATCTGATAATTGTTCACTTGATACAAAATTAGATACGTTAGGGATATCCTCTTTTAATGCATACTTTTCATTTGCTTGAGCTTCGGTTAAGAATTTACTACCCTTTTCAATCTCCTTAATAGCTTTGTCAAAGTCTTCTTTAGTAAGTACATCTACTCTATCAACAATCATGCTGTTAGCAAAAAAGCGTTCTTTTTCCGGTAGTTGACTAGCTTTATCTATTTCAGATAAATTTACTTTGAATTTAAATCTGAAAATATCGCTATTGCGTTCTTCTTTATCCAGGTAAATATAACAAACAACCTCTTCATTTTGAGTTATTAGAGAGGTGTCAAAGTTAAACTTGATTTTATTATCTTCTACAATTCCGTTAGTTTTCCAGTAGCTGCCACTTCTTAAAAATTTAAAAAGTGCTACTACATTCTCATTAGTTAACGTGCCTTTTGTAATCTCAAACTCAAAGGCTCCGTTATTTTTATCGTGTGAATATAGTTCACAAAAACTATCTTCAACTTGTCTTATTTTCGTTGTGTTCTCTATGCTTAATTTAATTATTTTTTCCAAGGTTTAATCACTCCTTTTCGTTAAAAGCATCTCTTAGTTTCTCTAGCCTCTTTTTTATCCCTTTTGGGAATGGCACACCTATCGCCGCTAAGTTCTCAATAAGCGATACTCCGTATGTTGCTATGAAGAAGAATATAAAAGCTGTTGCTACCTCTTCAAAGCCTATATATATTAAATAGGGATATACTGTTACGACTAATACTAGTACAAACAGATGTTCAATTAACCCACGTCTTCCTATTGTGGAGTTAATTGTTTTTGTAACCCACGCTTTCGCTAGTCCAGTAATAATATCAAATACTATAATCCCAGCTAATGCGTGAATATAAATGTCGTTAAATACTTCGTAATATTGATTAGCAAGTTCCGCCAATGATATGTGCAATTTTTGCACCTCCTTAAAAAAGAGCGGTTATTAACCGCCCTTATATCTTTTAATTTTGTTCTTCTTTTCTTTCTTTAGAAAGTTGCTCATTTAATGTTGTAATAATTCTATTGTAACTATCATTAATTTGAACTATTTCTTTATTTTTCCACTCGTTTAATATGTCGGATAATATTCCAACGATAATAACCGGCGGTAATTCATAATCTCTAGCCGATATTTCTACAAATTTTAAAATATCGCTTTTTACATTTGAAATTTTAGCTTCTATTGGCATTGTCATTATTAAATTCCTCCTTTTTAGCGGGGTTTAGTTGCATCAACCAGAATACCATTTTTGAATCGCATATATCCGTATACCCAATCGACGGAACCATTACTTCTTGATATAGAGTGTACAATAGGGATAGAGTCTGTCAATCCGTCAATAATATTTAAGTCTTCAGCTGTAGTTCTGGCATTTTCAATATAGTTTCCGTGGAAATCTACAGGGCAGTGGGCATTTAATGTATTAGTGTTGTAAGTGCCGAATTTGTCAGATACGTAAAGCCATTTCCATTCAAAATTCGGACTATGAAACCCCCTTTTATATCCCCAACCCATATAAGCGCTGTTATTTCCTCCAACCAAATTAAATTGAATTCCTTTTACATCGGGGTTATCTGCCCAACTATTAGACCCCATATTCCCTAAATAACGGCCGTCTCTCCAAAAAGAGTACGTATCCCCGTCAATTCTAGCTCTTAAATTATCTTCATTTACTGACCCGTTATAAAAAGAAAGCCCCGCACTTTCAAATTGAACGTATTCGGACATCTCATTCCATGTAATTTTTAGTGATTGAGCGTTTTGAGTCAAAGTGGTGCTAAAGTTGTCAGTTGTAACAACATTTTCAATTTTATCTTTCATCACTTTAATTGTTGCTTCAGTCTGTTCTTTCGTTAAGTATTTAGTCAATAAAGTCTCTTTTACACTCAGACTTACCTCATTTTTAGCCTGTTTGATTAAAGAGTTGATATCTACAGTCTCATTTCTTCTAGCATATCTAAATCCTAAGTTAATTTCATACAATCTTACATTTGTTACTCTAGATTTATCTATCGGTTGTTGGAATTCTAAATAGATAATATCTTTATCGTCGTTTGACTTACTAGAAATTTTTACAATTACCTCGTTATCTTTTGAGGTTAAAGGTTTGTAAGCGTGGGTAGGAATTACTTTCCCGTTAGAACTTTCAAGAACGTACTCATCAATCCCTATAGAAATGATTCTGTTATTAGGTGAGGTTGTATCAAACAACACTTTATAGAATCGGCCTTCTTTAAAGATATTTTTTGATTTTAAAGCAACAAAATTTCCAGATCCACCTGTTATTACATCAAAAGAGTTTCCCTCTAACCCTTCATTGTAATTTCCTTCCCAAACTTCAAGATTTTTTACTTCTGTAGTATTTCCTAACGGTGTTAAGTTAATAGTTCTTGTTTCTGTTGGCACTGTGAAATTAAATATATTAATTCCGTAAACTAATTTTTTGTTTTCACTGTTAAATACTCTTAGCTCTTGATTAGCTGGAAAGTTTCTAAAATCAGCTACTAAAGTATAAGTATTTCCCGGTTTCATCGGTTCTACTGTGGTATAAGTTAAGTTATTACCAATTTTCTTTTCAGTTGCATTTAAAAGGTTTTCGCCTCTTATTGCAACTTTAAATTGTTTGTCATTAAGCTCTCCAATTTGTGACCTAAATTGATCAAGAGTGCTATCAAACGTTCTGTATTTATTAGTGATCTCTTTTACCAGTTCAGGGTCTGGGAGGTTGTCAAGCCTTGCAAAACATGTAGTTTTTAAGTATTTATACTCTACATCTAGTTTTATGTTAATCGTTGTTCCGTCTTTATCTCCGTTATAGTAGTAGACGTTAGTAAGCTCTCCGTCGCTGTTATATGTTGCGTTATTTTGGGTTTTATCAAGGCCCGCACCCCATACTTTAGCGGTTAAGTTAAAACCACTATTTATCTTTTCTCCGTCGTAGTAAACATCTACAAAGAATCTAATGTTATTAGTTCTTTTACCTTCGTAAGTTCCGGTGACTCTTACGTTTGCTGTTAATGAGTGGGCTTTTAAATCTTCTACGCTAGGTAGCCACTCACTTGGCACTAAATCTCCTGTTGACATATAAGGCTCAGCTATTTTAAAATGTCCGTTTTTAGTAGAAAAGATATAGAATAGATTATCGCTTTGAGAAGTAAAATCTTGCTGTACTGTGTAGGTAATTTCTTTAATAATCCACGTATCTCGAAGAGTTCCACTGTCGAGATTAAATCCGGTCATCTGTTTATTACCTACATGAGATTTTAAAGCTAAATGGATTCCGTTATCTACAGATACATCACTGTAAATGTAGATAGGTAGTCTAATTACAATAGTATCTCCTCTTTTAAACTCTTTCTTAGAGCTAATAAAAGAAATACCTTTCCAAGCGTTACCGGTTAATCCTTTATTATTAATCTCTACAGAATTACGTCCATTTAAATCGTTTTGGTTAATAGTAGGTGCAGCACCATTCAACGTGTAAGAGCTGCTAGACTTAATCTCAGTGTTTAATAGCAGATTAAAGTTTGGAGCTGATTTACCATCTTCTCCTTGTAATTTGAACCATTTAAAAGACGTTTTATCTGAAGGAGTTGCAGGGGAATTAGTTCTTGCTACACCCATATATTTTTTAGGAGCACGTCCAAAATTACTTCCATCTGGATTATCTGAATATACAATGTGTGTATACTTATCTCCAGTAATTGATTTTTGTTGGATATCAAACCAATCAAAATCACTTGCTACTGGTGTAGTTTCTTTGTTTACATATCCAAAATATCTATATTTGTGATATTGAGCAGGCTCATTAGTAGGATAAGATGTGTAATTTTTATTGCCTTCGTGAATCGTATACCATTCAACTTTTACGCCTGTCCAATCTTCATCCTCTGGGACTAGTATAAATTTGAATAGCACATCCTCAACATCATTACCTGTTGTAAAAGTAATATTCTTAGTTTCTAATGCATTTTCGAACTCTAATTGTCCCCAAGGGTACTCTTGAGATGTCTTATTGTTTCTAAAGTAAGCCCACAATTTATTTTTATTACCCTTAGCACGTACTGTAAGAGTGTATTTTGTGTTAGGTTGCATGCTCAAGAACATATTAGCTTGCCAAATATCACTAATATCATCATCGTTAGTTATATTCACGCGAGGACTGTTTTTCGCTAATAGATATGAATTGTCATCAGGTTCTACTATTGTGAAATCCAACCCTTTTAAGCTATTGGCATAACCTTTATAAAGTTTTCCATCATTCCTAATCTTAGTCCAGCTATACTTAGTATTATCAGTAGGAGCAATTTTACTCTCTCCGACGTAAAGCCCTAAATAAGTAGAGTTGGAATCATCATTCATATCACTACCATCACGAAAGTTAGAATATTTTTTGTGGATATACGAACTTACACCGTCTTTTCCATCTTTTATCTGAACATCTTTTTTAATTGCTGCAACAATCTCATCTTTCTTAGCATTAACTGTTGCAGTTATTGATTCTTCAATTGCTTGTTGGCCAACATGAAATACTCCGGAATCTAAATCCCAATATGAACTACCATCAGCTGATTGAATTCTACCAGCCTTAAGTACTCCGGTGTTGAGTAAATCTAGTGAAGCACCTCTGCCATCAAGAAATGTTCTCCAGTTCCACTCTCCTGTTGGTTTCTTACTATCAGCAATTGCAATCTTACCAGCTCCCATATATACAACTTTAGTTGGATTTTGATTAATAGGTTTGTCAAATGAATAATATCCTGCAGGTAGTCTATACTCATTATTAGCTTTTAAATCATAGTTATATCCGTCCTCATTTAGAAATTTATCAGATAAACGCTCTCTAATTTTATCCAGCCAATAAATCGTGTCATCCTGGAAATTCTTCATATCTTTAGCAAGTTCAATAGTTCTACTAAATGGAGAAGTTGTTACTTTATCCCCAATTCCAAATTTAGTTAATCTGTTGTTAATTAAATTACGTTCGACTTTAAATACTCTAGTTTTGTATTTAATACCTAATTTAGTATTACTAATCCCTACAGTGTCCCCTAAATCTAAATTACCAACATTTACAACAGTAGCACTATATTCAACTTGAATTCTACTATTTTTTTCAAGCCATTGATAAGATAACCAAAGTAATTTTTCCGGATTTTCTTCATCCTGGAACTCAACTATTTTAATTCTTGGTTTTTTACCATTATCAAATCCATATAGTCTAGTCATGGCAGGTATTTCAACGAACTCTTGACCCGCTGGTTTATCAACAGGCTTATCAGCTTGTCTACTCCACACAACATCTTTAAATGATATTCTTCGACCATAACCTCCGGTGTCTTTTTCCTCTCCTTTACCACGACCTACAACAGCCGTATAAATAGCACCTTTTGACTTTTTCTCACTGACTGTAAGTAAATCTTTACCATGCACAAATACTTTACCATTATCACGGCCTAATCTAGTGTAAACATCTAAATAGCGATTTGTGATTTTACCTCGATTAAATACATATCGTGGTCTGATCTCAATTTGAGTAGCTTCAATTACTTTACTTAATGCAGCTTTTCTAGTCACATAGTAGAAATTACTAGTTAAAGTTCTTTGAACGTTACAAGTTCCTACTTGCCATCTAGAGCCTGTAAGTATTGTAGTTAACACGCTTAATATATCCCTATTCGTAGGTCTGTAATCTTTTATGTAACCGTCGCTCTCCATATCATCATAGAATGAATTAACAGCTGTTATTTTAACGTCGCTTATGTCGTGTTTAGTTACTGTATCGATTTTATACAGATGGAAAACATCTGACTTGATATAGTCTTTATGGCCAATATAAACAGCATTTTCTACTAAATCTGAATATCGCACTACAGCTTCTAATGTCTGAATACTGTTAAGCTCTTCTTTTTGAGTAGCACTAATAGGAGATGTTGTACCTAAGAGTTTTTCATCATTGTTAAATAAAAATAATTTCATTAGTATAATCTCTCCTTCGTGTATATTTCTACTCTTTTACAGTTTGTTACTGTAATTACATCATTTTGTTTAACTGAAAAATCGTAATCACTTTCTACAAAATCAATTAATTCACTCTTATTAACAGTGTTGATTTTCAATGGATAATCGTTATTCAAGTTAATTTCTACTAAATCGTTACTTGAAAAGTTATGATTAATTACAATTTTCTTAGTTGTGTTTTGGTTTTTAATAATAATCTTATCTCCAGCGTTTGCTACAGATAATTTAATTGAATCAGGTATTATTTCATCTGAATTATTAGGTAATTTAGTAATTGTTACTCTATCTGTACCTACATCTCCTTGAGCATTTTTATATTTGTAAGGATCTAGGCATAAGAATGTGTAAGTTGATACTACTGTGTTATCAGTCTCTTCAATAGATCCTGTTTTTTCAAGTATTGCCATGAATTTGTAATCAGGCTCATCTGTGAATTTTAATTCTTTTGGTTCTAAGCTATGTAGTAATGTGTTCAGAACATTAAACTTGATTCTATAATCAGCATTATTAACTGCTTTGACTTGAAATTTAACTGTTATTTCTCTTGCTTCTAGCTCGCTTGATAAAAAATACTTCCCATCAGTTCCAGGAACTTCAGTATTATTGATTCTTCTTCCTATAAGTGACCTACCTGTTACAGTTAATGTTCTATATCCTTTTAAATCAAGGTTTACCCCATTAAATATGGTTTGAATAGAGGAATGCTGCATTTCCCCTATTTCATTAGTATTAATAAAATTGTACATTCGCATTCCTCCATTCTAAAGTGCATACATTTCTTCTAGTTGCACCATTTCTCCGTTTAAATCGTTGATATCTTCAACAAAACCTTTAAACGCTCTATCTCCAAGTTTAAAGTTAATATTTAATGATTGACCTTGATAATTGCTTTCTACATTCAACGCTTTAGATTGATTAATGTTAAATCTTGATTGAATATTTCCTGTTATTCCCTCAATTTTTGACATCGTGTTTTTAAAGCCGTTTTCAAGACCTTCATTAAATCCACCCATAATCACATTACCAGCAGGGATTAAAAGTTTTCTGTCGTATGAAATAGGCCCTTTATTTGCTTGAATCCAGTCACCTATTCCACTTACAAACTCCTGAACACTTCCCCAAGCTGACCTTAATCCATTTAGGAATCCATCTAATATTGCTCGTCCAGCCGCCCATAAATCGATGTTCCACAGAGAATGGAATATATTAGAAACGTTATTAACTAAGTTTTGAACCCCATCTCTAAATGAGTTCCAGGCATTTTGTGCTGAATTTACCAAACTATTTACAATATTTATCACACTTGAACTTATACTATTCCAAGTATTCACAGCTGTATTTCTCACACCATTTATCAGAGATGAGAAGAAGTTTCTAAATCCCTCCCAAACAGACTTAGCTGTGTTTACAAGAGTGTTAGTAATGTTTAGTACTGCTGATTTTAAGCCTTCCCAAATTGTAGTAGCTAAAGTTCTTAAAGCGCTCCAAATTGTAGTTAAGACTGTTTTCAGACCTTCCCAAGAATTTCTTACAAGGTTAACTAAAGTAGTAACAACTGTAACTGCAATAGTTTTGATACCTTCCCATACAATAGAAAATGCATTTTTAATTCCATCCCAAATTAATTGTAAATCATCTTTTAACTTGCTAAAATTCCCTATTACAACATCAATTATGATTAATGCAGCTCCTAACACAATAGATTTGATAAATTCCCAAGCTCCTTGGAAAATCATTTTGATACCTTCCCAAACTCCATTGATTCCATCTTTTAGAATGTTCCAGCCATTGATAAATGTGTTAATAAATGGTTGTACTACTGCCATAATGCTTTGAATTATAAAGTTCCATGCTGTCGTTGCTGCGGTTGATATTGAATCCCAAACTACTTTAAGAACAGCAACTGCACCACTCCAAGTTTGAGCTATCCATTGAACTATACCTTGAACTTCTGCTTTAATTCCTTCCCATATTCCAGTAAAGAATTCAGCTACTCCAGTCCACGCTGTTTTAATAGCTTCCCACGCTTGAACAAAGGCTGCTTTAATACCATCCCAAATTGCTTTAACTGCATTTCTAAAGCCTTCGTTAGTGTGCCATAAGTAGATTAATAATGCAACTAAGGCTGTTATAGCTACTACAATTATGGTAAATGGGTTCAGAGCCATTATTGCATTCAATGCTGCTTGTGCTTTTTTTGCTGCTGCTTGTGCTAAAGTCAATCCGTCTAACGCTTTTTTCACAGCATTAATTCCTTTTTCTATTGCTAATGCTGATTTAAACCCTATAAAAGCACCAGTTAATGCTGCGACTACTGCCTGATGTCTATTAAGTAAATCAAATAACCAAGTCAACGCTGAAATAACTGGGGGGATAACAACTTTAAGTAATCCTAACCCATTAGTTATGAACGTTCCTAACGCTGTAATTGCTCCAGTTATCCTATCTTTACCAATGGCATCAATTATTTCCATAATACTAGTTACAATTCCAGCTTTCATATTACCTATTGCACCTTCAATAGTTTTAGTTGATGTCGCTGCTTCTTTTGCAACATCTGTCATACCTAAATCCATGATGGCCTGGTTAAATTCATCAGCACTAATTTTACCTTGTTCTAAGGCTTTTCTGAAATCTCCGGTGTAAGCTCCGTTTTTCTTAAGAGCTTCTTGAATCTTACCACTAGCACCAGGAATTGCATCGGATAACTGTCTCCAGTTCTCCCCGGTTAGTTTACCTGCTGAAGCTGTTTGTGTCATTACCATAGCAACTGATTTAAACGTGTCAGCATTACCACCAGCTACTGCGTTTAAGTTCCCCGCTGCTTGTGTTAATCCGTCATAGTCTTTAATTCCGTTTGCTGCTAATTGGGCTGTTGTATTTGCCACTACGTCTAAGTCATACACCGTGTCATCAGCATATTTCTTAACAGCAGCAGCACTTTTTTCAATAGCACTGTTATCTAACCCTGCAAACTTCATTGTACTTCTGAACTTATCCATTGCATCGGATGCTTTGATTGATTCACTTACTAAGCTGTTCAAATCCCCAGTTACTTTTGTTACTGCATTAGCTGCTAAATTTGCTAAAGCCATTGCTTTGAATGTAGAGCCTAATTTACTACCGCTACTTTCAGTTTTACCAACTTTATTATCAAACTTATCAAGCTTATCATTGATCATGTCTAATGCATTACCAAATCCTTTATCTACTGCTGATAAGACCGCTTCAACTGAATATTGTTCTGCCATAAACTACCTCCTTTCCTACGTATTTGCTTTAAGTAATAAATTACCAAGTTCTTTATCTTGAATTTTAGTTACTTCTTCTCCGTTGAGTATTTTTAACTCCTTCTCATAGTCGAAAAAGTCTTTAAAATTGCTATAAACGTAATATTGCTTTTTCCCTCTCTCTTCTGTTCTCTCTACTTCCCTGTTAAGCCATGCTCTTTTATGGAGTGCTAACTCTTCATCTAGCTTTTTCATCCTTGCACCAAACATTAACAGGTCATATTCATAAAGTGTTAGGTAGTCAATATCTCTTACGTTTGTTATATCAAGAAACCTTGTACAATTTATTACTATTTCTTCGTAAGCTTCTTTAGAGTTTAGTTCTCTTCGCTCTCCTTGTTCAGTGTCGCTTTGTTTTGTTTTAGAATTCTCTTTCCCGCATTACTTTCTTCAAGTTCTTTAAGCACTTCATCAAATAACGCTTCAATATCAGAATGATTATCAATAAATTCATCAATTTCTTGTTGTGATGGTCTCTCTGTTTCAAGAACAGTACCTGCATAAATTACATCTGATAAACTTGCTACATCTCCACCTAATATCTCCGGAATTTTCATACTTAAAACCATTCCAAGCTTAACGCCTTTAGCTTCTAAAGGAAATCTTTTATCAAGTTCTCTTACAAATCCAACTCCAAATCTTACGTTTACTGTTTTTTCATTAATTGTTAATTGCATATTCTGTAATCCTCCGAAAAAAATAAGCTAACCAGTTCTACCAGTTAGCTTTTATTAAATTATTATCCAGCTTCTATAGTAGTGTCTTTGAACACGTATTGAACAACTTCAGCTTGATCAGCTGTTAATGTTGCAAATCCATCTTTACCAACACCATTAATAGAGAATTCAAGTTCTAGCTCCACACTATCCTCTGAATTAGCTGTCATTCCGTATTTAGTTATATATCCTTGATAATAAGTTGCTTTGTATTTATTATCAGAATTCTTTTCAGCTTTATCAATTTCCCAAATCTCAACTAATTCTCCATTGATTAACGCTTTTTTTAGCTCATCAATATGAGGGTCTCCTTTAGCAGCAATAGAAGTTGCTGAGAAGTCATATTCAATAGCTGATAAGCTTTGAATGTTACCGTCTTTAGTCTTTTGAGCATCAGCATCTCTACTAATTTCATTTTTATGCTCAGTTTGGAAAGCTAATTTAAAAGCCGCTTCTGTTTTAGCATTTTTTAATAATCTGTATAACAGAATTATGTCAACACCCTTTTTAGCTTCATATGTTTTCTTTTGTTCTGCCATTTTTATCTCCTTATCTCAAATTAAATTCCAACTCAATTACAGCACGTTTAAGTGGTGTAACGGTTGTTCTATCATCTAGTATTCTTATTGTACTTGCGTTTAAGTTTAACGCCCAATAGTACCCGTCTGTTTGCTCTATCCTCAAACATTTTTCAAGAATAGCATTTGCCATATTAGAGGCTTCTTTTCTTTTAGTTTGTAGAGCCCACACAGACAAACTCAAGCTAACACTACCTTTGACATCTGTCTTATTAGGAGTGTAACTAACAGAGCTATCTTCCATTTCTACAAATGGATAAGGTACCTCATTCATCGGCTTATAATCGTAGACCTTATAACCTAATAACTTACATTGCTTGAACACTTCATCAAATATACTTTGTTCTCTAGATTTAATCATGTTAATTTTTCCAAGTCCTTAATAAATTCTTTCTTTGCTTTTTGAAAGGCCGGTTTAACAAATGGTTGAGCACTCATAAACCTTGTCCCGTATTCAACATACGGAGAGTATTTTGTGTTAGGATGTACTTTCCCATATAAACCGTTATTGCCTATATATAAACTAATACTTTGCCTTGTTCTACCTGTAGAATATTTACCTTTAAACACAGCAGCCTTAACCATCTCTTGATTAAGAATAGCTGTATTTTTCTTAACAATACCTTTTACAAGTTTCATTTGCCTTTTATCTTTAAGGTTTACTTTTAGTTTTTTGGTACCATATACTTTAAGTGCCAATGCTATCATCCTTTTCTAAATAAAATACTTTGGCAAGCTGTTTATCCGTTACAGGTATGTACCTTTGGCCCAGGTATTCTACAAGGTTAAAAGGCTTAGTATAAGTATTCTTAAGATATATAACTTTTCTTTGCTTGCTATAATCTCCGAATATCTTAACAGACTTATCTATTCCTAAATCCATCACATAGCACGTAACTATATCAGAATAAAGTTCTGTGTCTTTGTGTTCTCCCGCTTCAAAGTCATATTCATCTTTGCTTATTTGTTTAAAGACTGCTCTATCTGAATATCTCATATTAGAAAATAAATAGTTGCCCCTTCTTAGCTTTCCCATTCTTGAAATCTTCCCTTAACATTTCATCCCATGGAGCAAACTCATTAAGGAAAGTTTCATAGCTTACTGAATGTCCTTCAACGCTTTCAGACGTGGCACCCTCAGCACCACGCCTATTAAAACGTTTAATTACACAGTCTTCTATGATGAAACGATATTTATCATCTATTTCATCTTGTTTATAAGCAAATTTAAAATGGTCTACGACTTTGTCAATAAGTCTATAGATTATAGTGTCTTGCAATGTGTCACGAATATCTAAGTCTTCCTTAACGTTGTACAGCACTATATCTCTATCCATAAGCTTTTACCTATGGTTGAATGTCTAACATGTAAACATCATCTAATCTCTCAAATGATGGTAATGTAATCATTGATACTTTAGTTTGAACGTTAACAGGATCTACAAGTTTTTGAGTTGTAACTGCAATACCAGTATTTACAATTTCAACGTCTGTTCCTGCAACGTTTCCTCCTAATAGGTCTGATTCTTCAGGAGTAGTACCAAACACTGTTGAACCTAATTTAGCGTTAGGTAGTAATGATACATATCCATCAGGGTAATATTTCTTAGTAGTCCCGTCTCCATCTTCATAAGAGTCTCTAGAAATCTCTACAGTTGCATCAAATGCATCTAAGATGTAATCTCTTAGCTCTTGTCTTGTTACTGATGCACCTTTAGGAGCTAATGGTTTAACTAACTTAACTGTGCTGTCAGCATTTTTTAATAAGCCAAATGTTGTTGAGTTCATAACAATCACATCAGCTTTTTTACCTTGAGCTTCCATTGCTGCAATCGCTGTTTCTAAATCTTTTAGTGGTGTTGCATCTGCTGCTGTCCAAGCTTTAGCTACAGTGCTCTTCATTTCAGGTTTAACCCCGTAATCGAACTCTTGAGCTACACCGTTATTATTAAATGAGATTTTACCAGTTGCTAACACTTGTAATCTCATAGCCTCAATACGCGCTTTAGCTCCGTTAACAAGTTGTGCATGGTCATCAAAGATTCCACTTAACACAGTGTCAATAAGCTCTTGGTTTCCTGTAGAAGAAATCATATTTAATTGTTGTCTATCTTCTTCTTTAACTAGTAAACCTTCTTTAAAGAAAGGCATTTGAGTGTCAGTGATACTTAAGTTCATTCTCTCTCTTAAAGGTGCTTTAGTGTCAAATGCAGCAGGTTTAAGCACTACGGGTTTACCACTTCCACCCTTAACCATTGCAAGTTTAATCCCTAATTGTTTTTTAGCAGGGAATAATTTATCCCCTAAAGTTTCATTTACTTCCCCTTGAGTTCCATTCCAGTATCCAGCTACATTTTCAGCTGTAATTGTGTCATAAATTAACGCCATATTTTACTACACTCCTTTTACAAATTTGATTAAGTTTAATTTTTCTTTTACTTTACCTTCAACAGTGGCTCCGTTGTTACATTTGTCTTCACGTAATGTACCTTTAAATACACAAGCAACAACTGCATCTCCGTCTGTTAAATCCACATCATGTAATGCAACTCCATCAACATAAGTTGCTGCTGCATCATTTGTTAATTTTTTAACTTTTTTAGTTCTGTCCTCAAAGATAGACTTACCGTCTCCAGCTAAGAATGTCCCAGCTTTTAAAATTTTACGTCCACCTTCATCTACTGTTCCTGTAGTAGTTTTATCTACTGTTACTGAAATTGCTTCATAGTCTAAATTGTGAAGAATTTCTTTTTCATTGAAAATATTTCTTGTTTTCATCTATTGTTCTCCTTTTAAAATGGTTTTTTATGGTTAACACCTTTTGCAAGTCTTTGTCCTATATTCATTTGCTTATCAAATCCAGTCCCACTTGCTCCTGGTGTAGTTTGTCTTGCTGATGCTTTTACTGCATTTGCTACTGCATCTTGGAACGCTCTCTCTAATACCGTTACTGCTTTTAAAGCTTCCTCAGCTGTGCCATGTTTAGCAAAAGTTTCAGCTAGTTCAACAGGTAAATTCTTAGATAGTAAATCTTCTTTTACTTCCATAATTAACTGTGACTGTTTGAATGCTGCGACTTCTTCGTTGAATTTATTTTGCCTCTCTTCAAAGTCTCTATCTCGTTTTTGTGTTTCACTTAATTTGGCATAATCTTCACGCTTTTTAATCTCAGCTTCTACACGTTTTTGAAAGTCATCCTCAGATTTACTTTTCTGATTATTTAACGCTGTCTGAACTGCTTTGTTAACAATACTATCTAGCTCAGATTGACTAGATGGAGCTTTAAACTCCTGTTCAGTTGGTGCCGATTCTACAGCTCCTCCTGTTGCTCCTTCCTCTGAAAAGTATTGAATGTTTAGTTTTAATAAATATTTGCTCATTTTGTTTTGTTCTCCTTATCCACGCTAGTATTATCCTTTCGGTTCAGTTGTGCACCACTTCACTTAAGTAATAATCCACGCTAGTTTAATTTGAAATAATAAAAAAGACCTTTTAATGTCTTATCCAGGACAAGTGTATAATAAAAACACCTAACAAGATGTTAAGTGTTTAATAAATATTTATTTAAGTTATTAGTGTTAATTAAATCTACATACCTTTCAGGTATTGTTTCTTTTAGCATTTTAACAAAACTATCTAGATCTCTTGGTTTTTTATTTTCAAATGTATATTCTCTAAATATAGCTTTATAGATTCCTCTATCTATAGTTTTATTAGCCATTTCTTTTTCTGTATAATTTCTATCTTTCCTTACTACAGTTGGGTAATAAGGCGGGTAATCTTTTAAGAATTCTTTAATTAACTTATCTTTTTTTGCTCCTTCAATAAGTCGATAAAAGAAAACTGTAGGCCCGAATAATCTTATTTGCTCATTGTTTGCATGCTCTAAAATTTCTGAATATGCATAACCTTTATATTTATTTTTCAACATTATTCTTCCACCTCCAATTTTATAATTCTAAGTTCCTTACCTGTAGCAGCTATTGAAACCTCATCATTTAGCACCTTAAATCTAGTATTAGCTTTGATTAAGAATTCTTTTTCCTCAGGTATATCACTTAAATCAGATATATAAGCTCCTACCTTTTGGCCTTTCTTAACAGTTATTTCATATAACACGTCTCTACTTGAACGCCCAAAATCATCTGTAACACTTTTTAGAGGTGATGTACTTACAAACCCTTTTTCAGTTATTGTATCTCCTCTTTCTAGCTTACTTGGTATATCAGCATAATGTTCAGCAAAACGTCTGTAGGTTTTAAATGATTCTTCAGCTTTATATTGAGCTAACTTATTACTTAGAGATATTAAATCTTTGTGTTCATCCTCATAAACTTCTTTATAGTAGTCTCTATCCTCAACATAAGTTGTACCAAAACTATTAAGATATCTATCAACACCAAGTCTTAATAATTTATTGTATCTCTCATGATAAGACATAGTGTAATCCGTTATAATATCTTTTTCTTTATCGTCAAGAGATCCCATCCATTTTTCATGATTCTTCTGTTTTCTAAAGAATTCATCAATTTTATCTCCGTTATCGAATGATAACACCTTCTCACTCTCTATTATACCACTTTCTCCGGCTTTATCCAAGCCTCTTTCTTTCCTATACTCAGCTATCTCTTTGTCTAACTGTTCACTGTCATAATATGCAGCACTTGAACATTTGCAATAAGGATGCATAGGGTAGAAATTAACCCCTACTTCTCTGTCTTTAATCTTGAAATGCTTCCCGTCTAGCTGTTTACAAATATCACAAGCTGTAGGTTCTGACAAGTACACATACTCATCATATCCAGCTTGTTCTATTGCATCAAGCTGTACATCTCCTTGAACTCTAGAAGCCTCAGTAACTAACAGCCTTTTAGCCTCGTGTTTACTAACGTTAAATTGACTTCTAAGCCGTCCTATCATATCAGTTGGATTAGCTCCTTGAATGATAGAACGTCTTAACATTGTAGCAATATTTCCCATTAAGGCTTCTTGGTTTGTCCAAATGTTCTTGCTAAAGTTTCCATACTTGTAATCACTATTAACAATAGCTTTTACACCTTCTTTACTAAATCTCAGTTTAGTATCAAGTATTCCGGACTGTCTAGCATATTCACTGTCAGCTAACTTCTCTAAATGCTTTTCTATGAGATCGCTATTCTTAACTGTCATGTCTGTTAGATGTAGATTCAACTCAGCTTTTAACAGCTCCAGTCTGTTTATCCTCATTGTAGCATTGTAGAGTTTAAGCTGTGCATTAGCTTCAGGAGAAAAGTCTTTCTTCTTAACATACTCTTTAGCTTTCTTCTCAAATGCTTTTACATCATGTTCAGATACTCTTTTTAAAGCTTCTTCAATTGAAATACCTTGGCTCTTTGCATATCTCTCATAGAATACGTTTATTTGTTGTTCTATGTCTTCTAATGCAAGGTTAAAGTTCTCTTCCATATTTGCTATGGTTACTTTTTCATCTTTAATTTGATTTAATTGGTTTGCTAACTCTCGTTTCTTCCAATAACTAAATGATCGTTTCTTCATCGATTAGCACCTCTTCGCCATCGTGTAAGTAGCTTTCTATATCTTCTTCACTTAATCCCAAATCTTTTAAGAATTTTCTAGCTAATGCTTCGCTATAATCTCCTGATTTGAACTTTTTAAGTATGCTTGAAATTTTGTACATCAATTTACCTTTATCAATGTCATAGCTGTTTTCTAAGGTAATTGTTGGTGTATCTAGCAACTCTTGTTCATGTTTAGGGTCATCTACAATACCTGTTAATCTCATAGCTGTTTCATTAGTAACCATTCCACCTAATGATTTGAAAGCATTAATAGTTTCTTCTAATGCTTTAGGTAGGTTAGGGTTAAATGTAATCTTAAGCTTAGCAATGTTAAACTCTGTTAACTCTTTAACATAATCTCCAATGTTAGCTATAAGTTGGTATCTTCTTCTTAAGCTTTTTTCAAATAGTGATTGAGTGTCAACTCTTGCCTGTTCTAATCCAAACAGTTTATACTTCATTGCCTCCCCACTTTGAATCCCACTGAAATTAGTATCAGTTAAATCAGGTGTGTTTGTGTATTTGTGAATGTCGTTAACTATTCTTTTCTTGAATGCTTCTACTCCGTTAACATCGTACTGTTTATATAGGTACTTAGCATCCACTGTCCCCTCATTCCCGTTAACATCTACAGGAGGTTTTAGTTGTAACAGTCTAGCACGTCTCATTCTTCTCATATATTCAACCTGTTTATTACTATCTCCAACCACATCATCCGGAAATTCTACTTGACCAAATATAGCAAGTATTGCATCTGATGTATCTGTCATATAGTTAGCTGTATCTGATTGAACTGCATCATATGAATCTATCAAGGCTAGTTCACTTTCATAATCTCCCATTCCATCAGCTGTATTTAAATACTCAGTAATTGGAACATCTCTAAACACATGAGGCTCAATGCTTATCTCCTGATATGCTCCGTCTACCTCTTGCAGCTTAACAATTCTATCGTTTAAATAAAGCTCTACAAAATGCTGTTTGTTGTCAAATAATCCTGTTGAGTAATATCTAACACCTGCCAACAGATTATCTTCTAGAGTGTTATCATAAATCACAAATGTACTTAAAGGATCTAACCTTTTAACTTTTGTTAAGTCTGACATTGAGCGATAAACTAAATCATATGCTCTACCTACTTTAGATAAGTCTAATACTAACATTCTGTTTAAGTCGTGAAAGCTGTTAACCTTTGCTATCTCTCTAAGTACCTCATCTGTTGTGCTGTTGTCCTCTCCGTCATCGTATTCAACCTGAATAGGTTTACCTACTAAATAACCTTGCTTAAACACTGCAATGCTTTTACCAAAATTATGAATAATTCTAGTGTCAGCCATATCTTGCTCACTTCGTCTATCTTTAATTGATATTGTATGGTTATTACCTTCTGAATAGTCATACAGTTCTTGTATTCTCGGTTTTTGAACCGTGCTGTGATGTGATATAAACTCTCTTAAGACTTTATAGCCATCCAGTATTAACTCTTCTACATTATCAACTCTATATCTTAATCTTGATTCTCTGTGAAACCTGAATGTAAGATTTTTACTTTTTCCTGTGCTATCTACAAATGTTTCTGTATAAGCCATTTAATCACTCCTTCCCAAATCCAGCCATCAGTGTCTTATATTGACTGTCTTTTTTATTCTCTTGTCCTATTAGTTTGATATATGGTATATATCCATATTGACTTGCGTTTATTGTGTGGTCGTTCCTGTCTTCCGGTTCGTCCCTGTCTTCCTTCCAAGAGTATATATTTAACTCTCTGATATGCTCTTGGCAATTATCCACAACCAAGTATTTTAGGTTCTTCATCCAGCCGCTTGATGTGTTAATCCTGTTGATTATTGTTACACGTTTATCAGCGTTTAGAAATTCATATATCAATCCTTTTCTTGATTTATATTTTAGTAATTCCATCATTGTAGCCTGGTCAGCGTTATCTATATAAACTTTTCTACAGAAGCCCCATTTATCTTTACAATAGTCCAGGAACTTATGCAGCTTAACTGCTACATCTGATGGCGCTATCTTGCTGTTATTAAAATCTTTATTGTTATAATTCTTCTCTTCCAGTATTACCAACTCTCCATTGCTAGTAATCCCTTGAAAGATAAATGATATCGTGTCCTCTGTCTTTTCAGAGTACGATGTGTCAACTCCACAAGAGTATCTGATGTATTGTTTTTTGCGTGCAGCTTCTTCTGTAATTACGTTTAGCTTCCTGTCAAACATACTGAATACTAAACCTTCAGCACGTCCTCTTAACCCTTGAATTTTGTTCTTATAAAGCTTAGTACCTACAGCAACCGTACTTTTAATCTTTTCTTTTTTCTCTTCTGACAATCCATAATTATGGTCAAAAGAAAAAAACCAGTATGTCCATTTAGGATGTTCCGGTTCAGTTAGCATCTCTCGTATCTCTTGAGGTGTATCGTATTCATATTGAGGTAAAGCTCTAAATCTATTTATATATCTAGCATAAATAGGTAATGTAGGATCATCAGGGTTCATTGTACATGTCCAATAATCACATCGCATAGTAGCTTCTTGTACAAAGTCCATATCAGCTGTGTTAATCTCATCTATAAATCCACATCCAAACTGTGAACCTAATGCTTTTTCCCACTTATCTTTTGATGAATATCCTAATATAAATATAATTCTTTCTCCGTTTGGGGTGTCGTATTTGATATGGGGGATTTTATATTTAGAATCTCCGTTCCCTTTATAATCAACATACTCTCCAAACACATCTATAATTCCTAAGTCTGAGTTAATTATATTCTTTTCAGCATCCCCTACAGATTTAGCACTGATAAAGTGCAGCTTTTGTTTACTCTTTGCTACTGCCAACATATATTTAACAATACCTACTGTAGTTTTACCTGCTGCTGTAGTTCCTTCTAATGCTTCAGCTTCAGCTTTATGTTTTAGAAACTTTTTATATTTAGGAGATAAAATGAAATCACTCATCTTTATCATCCTCTAGCTGTAGTAAGATCCCAGCAAGTTTATTTTCGCTCTTAACATTTACATCAACTTTAGATGTTGATAATCCGTATCTTTTAGCAAGCTCAACAGCAGCACTTTTTCTAGTTGCTATGTTTGGCCTAACTTCAATTATTTGTTGTACTCCATCTCCTAATCCTATTGCCATTGGTTCGGTTAATTCCCCTCGCATTGCTGCTGTGAAGAATTCTAACACCTCTTGCTGGTCAGCTATTTTTTTAGAATTAAGTTCTGACAACCTTTCATCAAGGTAAGCTTTTATTGTAGTATTTTGTAGTAGTTTTACAGCGTTCGTATTCGCATACTTTTCACTATATCCTGCTTTTATTGCTGATTGAGTAGCATTCCCGCTAATGATGTACTCATCTGCAAATTTTTGTTGTTTCAAAGTTAATTTTTTCAATTTTCCACCACCAGCCTTTCTTCTCAAAAATAAAAAGCACCTTTTACAGTGCTTTCTTACATATTATAATAAATAATAAGTTGGAGTATTTTATGAAAATTCTTACAATGTATGTTTAGCAAGTTGTTTAACGGGGGAATTTAATAACACTTTTTGCGTGTTCAACATCAATTTCTTTTTATATCCAGCAATTAAAAGAAATTTGTAATTTGTATTAACTAAAAATTTTAAAAGAGAAAAATATCAACCGTACCTTAACTCCTCCGTTAAACTCTCACATTACCATTATATCATTATACTACTTACTTTTGTTTATCTTTTCTTACTTTGTTTTATCTTTTCTTACTTTTTTTTACTTTTACTTACTTTTGGGGAAATTCTTAGGTAAATTATCAATTTGAATTACTCTCAAAGCTTCAGAATGTTTTCTGTTTCTTGTATTAGCTTCAATTCCCATTATTTGGTCTATTTCAATCCAATCTTTGCAATTAAAATACCTAAGCTGTAATAAAAGTTTATATTGGTAATCTTTTACACTGTCAATACAGTTGTAGATCTCTCTTTCTTTTTTAACCTGCTTAACTGTATTGTCAAACAGCTCTCTTTCAAGCATATCTACTTCATGTATTAGATTTTCCCAACTATACTTATTACCTCCTTTGATTTGTTCTTTCGCATAATCAATAGGTTTAATGTTATTTTTTAAAAGATCTCTTTTTTCTCTTATTTTTTCTTCATTCGCTCTTATTATTTCTTTTATGTAGAATATTTGCGATAAATATCTTTTTTTGAGATTAGATAATCTTTCTTGCTTATCTTTCATCTATTTCTCCTTTTTCTACTCTATTATTTTCTATACAGCTGCTTTTTTAATAGCATTTAATACTTCTTCGGGCGTTGCTAATACTAGCATCATCCCCCATCTTACAGTAATATTTGTTATTGTTCCTTTATCTATATCTTCACTATCTTCCTGAATTGATATAATCTCATTAGTATTAATATAAATATCTCTTCCGTGAATATCTGATAATTTTATAAACCTTATATCTTTGTTTGATATAACTTCTTTTATTTCTCTTAATATTCCTTCTATTCGGCTTTCTCTAACTTCATAACCTAAACTTTTAAGATCCATTAACTAACACCTCTTTATTCTTCTAATTCTCCGTTATATTTTGGCATTTCCATCCAATATATGACATCATTATCAGTATTTTCAAAACCTACTTCTCCGTTATAGTCAATCCATGTGTCAGTATATGTAGGCGCATAACGACCACGACCTATAGGATAAGTAACCAAAACTTCTTCATCTAACTCAGGCATAGGGCCTTCCCACATACTTTTATATGTGTATTCTTCTTGTTCTTCTTTAGTTAGTTCTCTTACTTCTAATTTATTCCACTTCATTAGCACAACACCTCAATTATTTCATCTCCGAAAAGTTCTATACACGCTTGTGCTATTTCTCTAGTTTTAAAAAAAGGTAAGGTTGATATAGTATTACTAACAGTTCCGGCATTTAATCGTAATACTTCATCTTCTCCATCATAATAAATTAAATATTTATTATTACTATAATCACTCCAATCAGGCTTCCATCCCTCGTTGTGAATCTCTGCCCATTTCTTGATTTTAAACAATAATCTTTGTTCTTTAAGATGTTGTTCAGCTTCTTCTTCAGTTTCAAAATATAAACCATTTTCAAAACGTTTTATGTCACTCATGGTATTTATATTAAAAATTTTGCTTGATACAGTGCCATATAAATCTCTTATGAAATATAATTTTTCACCATCTTCTGGTAAGTCCACTTGAAAAAAATTAAATGATGCAAGTGGTAAAGGTATTGTGTTTTCTAATTTATCCAATCTATCTATTAAACCTTTCAAACCCTCTTTTATTTCATTAATTTCTTTTCTATCATTCATTTTCTAATTCTCCTTACATACAAAATAAACTATACACCAACAATCCGAACATAAATATTGTTGCCATAATCGATAAAATTATTTTCGTTCTCAAACTAATATATTTGTTACAAAACAAAGCTGTAGGATCTATAATTTCTGTTTTTATCGTATGCTTTAATTCTACTACCGCTTCTTCTGTTGTGTTAGGTTTACTCATGATATACTATCTTTCCCCTATATTTACCAACACATACCATGTTCCAAAGTCTTTAACAACTGTGTATCCTATTACACATTCATTATCCTCTATCATTGGTTGGTCAATATCGCTGTTGTTAATTAATTCGTTTATATCGTTCTCTATCATTTCAGGTTTTGTTGTTAATTTAATTACTCTTTTAATCATTGTTTTTAATCTCCTTTTTATCAAATATATAAATCATTGCTGTTCCACCTATCACGCTTATTTCTTTTATTTCTTCAGTTTCTAGTAATGGTGGTAAATCTATTATTTCTCCACGTTTATAAGCTTCAATATAGCTTTCCACTTTATCCGAGGTGGTTTCTATCACGTCTACCCGTTTTGCGTTTTTAAACATTTTATTATCCTCCTTAAACTACTGTATCTGGGATTTACTGCTCCAGCTCTTATTTCTCGTATTGTTTTTACATGTAATCCGGTAAGAGCTGCTAACTCTTTGTTGCTAACACCTTTTTCTCTCATAAGCTTATCTACTTCGTTTTTCATCGTTGCTTACCCTGTTAAAATGTTTTATTGCTAATTCGTCAATTAATACTAACATGTCTAATTTAACTTCATTTTTTAACTGAGGATTGATATCATCAACGCTTAACAAATCTTGTCCGTAATCTTTCATTTTCGTATCGCTCATAAGCTCAAATACTTCAGATACTACTCTTGTTATCCGTTTTTTACCAAATCCGTAATTAGCTCTTAGTACCCAAGCTAACACAAGACTAAACTCTGTTAGCATTTCCCCTCTTGCTTCCATCCGTTGAATTTTAATAAATTCATCAGCAACTTGTTCAGCTGCTTTTTTCTTCTCTTTCTTACTTCCTACTTTTGGTAATCTGAAAGAGTTCTTTTTAATCTTTTTACCCATTTATTTAACACCCTCTTTGACTTTCTTAATTCTAGCTTTCAGGCTTTGCATTATCTCTTCTTGAACTCCGGCTTTGTTATCCAGGGCTCTCATTACATCTTCATCACGTGTTCCTTGTGTTACTAAGTGATGAATTATAACTTTTTCTTTTTGGCCTTGTCTGTGTAGTCGCTTGTTGGCTTGTTGATAGTGTTCTAAATTCCATGATAGACCAAACCAGCAAACATGGTTACCTCCTTCCTGTAAATTAAGGCCATAAGCTGCACTTGCTGGATGTGTTAACAGAATATCAATTTTACCAGCGTTCCAATCATCCTCATCTTGTGTAGTTTTCAACTCTTTAACAACAAGATCGCTTTTTTCTAATGTTCTCTTGATTCTATCCCTATCATGTTGGAAATTGTAAAACACTAGTAAACTTTTACCTTGCAATCTCTCAACTAATTCTAGGAAAGCTTCAATTTTCGCATCATGTACCTCTGTATATATTCCAGCACTATCATATACAGCCCCATTACTTATTTGTAATAGCTTGTTAGATAATGCTGCTGCATTATCTGCTGTTATTTCATCCTCAGCACCTTCAAGCTCAAGTACAAAATCACGCTCCATTTTGTCGTAATCTCTTCTAGCTTTATCATTTAAAATTACCGGGATCTCGTTATAAGATAAATCAGGTAATTCTAGATAATCTTCTGACTTCATGCTTATACAAATATCAGATATTTTATTTATGATACTGTCATAAACTCCATCTTTTATTTTATAGTCAAAAATCTGACTTCTATTCCTTTTATTAGGCTCCATATATTTGGCCCTAAAATGTGTAATGTATTTTTCTAATCTAGTTCCTTGATCTAATAGATAAATTTGAGCCCATAAATCCTCCACTCCATTTGGGCTAGGAGTACCCGTTAACGCTATTAATCTATTAATCTTTGGTAATACCATTTTTAAAGCTTTAAATCTCTTACTCCTGCTATTTTTAAAACTACTACTTTCATCAATCACTACTGTATCAAAATACCAGTCATTTCTAAGATAATCTACCAACCATGGAATATTCTCACGATTGATAATATATAAATCAGCATTAACGCTAAGTGCCTTAATTCTCTTTTGTTGACTTCCTAACACAAGACTATCTCTAAAATCTTTTGTATGGTTCCACTTATCTTTTTCTTTTGACCATGTTCCCTCAGCTACCTTTTTAGGTGCTATAATCAACACTTTATTAACTTGAAATCTATTGTATTTTAATTCCTTAATTGCTGTTAATGTTGATACTGTTTTTCCTAATCCCATATCCAGGAATAGGCCACATTTTGGAACATTGATAACATGATTAATTGCTGTTAACTGATATTTGTGTGGGATGAATTCTCTCACGATATCAACTCCTCTACTAACATGTCTACCTCTTCTTTATTTTTTACTTTATAAACTGTTTGGCCTAATCTGTTAAAATCTCTTTCTACTAATTTTTGCCTTGCTGAATATCTTCCACCTATTGGCCTTTTCAATTCTACAAATGCAACCGGCTTATCTTTCAATATGATAATTCTATCAGGCACACCTGAATATCCAGGAGATTCAAATTTTAAACATAGGCCCTTTCTATCCTTAATTTTTTTTACTAAATATTTTTCAATTTGCCTTTCTAACATTTTCTTTCCTCATGTTAACTTTAAAAATTTCAAAATTTGAATTTGTAACTTGTAACTTTATTTTTCCCTATAAGTATATAAAACATAGAGATT